GCCCGGAGATGGAGGCGCACATCATCGAATCGGCGAGGGCGGGGATGCTCAACGCGAGCCTTACCCCATTGCGAGCGATGCGTGGGAAAGTGGCGTGGGCTGACGCTCTGCTGAGCATGGAGATGCCCGGTGGAATAACCTCCACACTCACGATCCAAGACACCACTAAAGGGGGCTAAGAACATTCGAGGTGGCGCGTGTCGCTCCACCGAGTAGCGGCACGCGCCACTCAGAGCGTATCCTCCTCGCGCATCCGAGGGGGAATGTAATGGTTGACACTGTAGACACTGATCAGGGGGGCTGGCGGTCGCGCATCGTCGGCCACGCGGAGGTCGCACCCGGCGACCTGACCGAGAATCCGCGTAATTGGCGAACTCATCCGCAGGCTCAGCGCGACGCCCTCACGGGAGTGCTCGATACCGTTGGATGGGTTCAGGACGTCATCGTCAACAAGCGTTCAGGATTTATCCTCGACGGCCATGCTCGGGTGGCCGTCGCCACCCAGCGCGGGGCTGAGACGGTGCCTGTTGTCTACGTCGATTTGGATGAGGATGAAGAGTTACTAATGCTTGCCACCCTTGACCCACTCTCGGCGATGGCCGAGGCCGACGACGACGCGCTTGCGGACCTGCTCGCCTCGGTCACGTCCGAGGATGAGGCGTTGACCGCGATGCTCGATGATCTGGCCGGTGCGGAATCGGACGATCTAGAAGGGTCACGTGGCCCTGAAATGGAGATAACGCCAACCTTCATGGAACGCGCTGATTACATCGTGCTCCTGTTTGACAATGAATTGGATTGGGTGGCGGCGGTCGATACGTTGGGGATCACTGTGGTGGAGGCTCCTAATTCACGCGGGAAGAATCGCACCCACGGGGTAGGCCGCGTCATCCGGGGAGCCGATGTCATCCAGCGCTTGAACGGCGCTCAGTGAGCGCTCGAATTATCGTTCCTTCGTATCATCGCGCAGGGAAAACGACTATTCGGCAGGTCGTCGAGAGCGCGGCGATAGCGGTGATCGAGTCGGAGGCTGATGAATACCGCTCATTGGAAGGCGGTGAAATCATAGTCATGCCGGAGAAGGTCGGCGGGAACATATCAGTTACTAGAAATTGGATACTCGATTACGGGTTCGAGCAGTCGGAGCGCGTCGTGATGATGGACGACGACGTAACCGAGTTTGGGCGTTTTGAGTGGAACTCAAGTCGTGCTCAATATGATTACCTAAAATACGATCAATCGAGGATGTTGGAGTTTATCGAAAACGGGTTTGATATGGCTGACGAAGCGGGGGTGAAGTTGTGGGGGGTCGGCGTGGTTGCCGCACCGAGGGCTTACCGAGAATACGCTCCTTTCTCTTTTTTATCTCCGGTGTTGGGGCCGTTTACTTGCGTATCGAATAACGGACTCAGGTATGACAACCGACTGAGGCTAAATGAGGATTATGACTATTTTTTACAGCAGATCCAGAAGTACCGGAGGGTGCTACGGTTTGATTCTCATTGGTACAGATGCAATCATTTGACGATGCCGGGGGGCGTCACTTCATACCGGACGCTCGATGAGGAGTACAAACAGGCTGAAATCATGGTCAAAAAATGGGGGCCAGAGGTCGTGCGATACAATTTTGATAAGAGCACAAACCCTCGCATTAGGGTTCCTATACCCTGATGACCACCCTGTCATACCGCGAAGCCGCCAACGATTCTCGCTACCGTGTTCGTGACATGGACTTGGGCGGCTTTACATTCTCGGAAACGATCTTGCACGCTGGCCAGTCTACGAGGGGCCACGCGCATCCGTGGCCCGAGGTGTATCTGGGCATGGACGGGTTTGGGATTATCTATCTCGACGGCGATGATCATGGGATCGCGCCGGGGGCCTTGTTTGTGATTCCGGGCGGAGTCCATCACCGTGTGACGACGGAATCAGGGATCGCCTTCGCTTGCTTCTTTAGTGGAGTTCGTGCGAATGACAAGTAAACCGCGTGGCAAGAATTGGCGACCGAGGTTTATCGAGGTTCTGCGGAACAGCGGCAACGTCCGCGCGTCCTGCACGGCGGCGGGCGTATCGCGAGCCGGGGCGTATCGTGCCCGCAGCACGTCTGCGGCGTTTGCGGCGAGTTGGGACGAGGCGCTAGCCGATGCCGTGGACACGTTGGAGGCAGCGGCATGGACGCGCGCTCGGGCGGGGACATCTGACGGGTTGTTGATGTGGTTGCTGAAGGCGCACCGGCGCGACTTCTACGGCGACAAGATTCAGATCACGATCACCCATGACCAGCGCGTCGCCTCGTTGGTCAGCGAGGGGTTCACGCAGTCCGAGGCCGAGGCTGCTGTTGAAGAGGCGGAGCGAATCGCGACCACCGCATGATGGCTGTGAGCAGCGATCCCATCCTCCAGATGGCGCGGGATCGCGCTGTCGCGCGGCGAATGAGGCCGGACGGGCGACCCGACTGGCGCGACATTGCTCGCGCGGAGCAGATCGCACCGGCTGGCGACTGGCGCTCTTGGCTCTACATGGCTGGCCGAGGGGCTGGCAAGACAAGAGCGGGGGCGGAGTGGGTACACGAGCAAGTGGCCGCAGGGGCGCGCCGGGTGGCCATCGTGGGCTCTACCGCCGCCGATGTTCGTGACGTAATGGTGGAGGGCGAGTCTGGGATCATCGCCACTGCACCCGCGAGCGCTCGCCCCGTCTATGAACCGAGCAGACGCCGCCTGACGTGGCCCAACGGTGCCATCGCCACAACCTACAGCGCCGAGGAACCGGAGCGCCTGCGAGGCCCTCAGCACGACACGGCTTGGGCCGATGAAGTTGGCGCGTGGCGTTACGCGATGGAGGCATGGGACATGCTGATGCTCGGTCTCCGAATCGGTGATGACCCGCGTATCGTAGTGACGACCACTCCGCGCCCGACGCCGCTGGTGCGGCACCTCCTAGAGGCGGAGACAACGGCAACCACGCGCGGCACCACTTACGACAATCGGGCGAACCTCGCACCCGCTTTCCTCGACCAGATCGTGAGCCGATACGAAGGCACGCGACTCGGTCGTCAGGAGTTGCTTGGAGAATTGATCGAGGATGTGGAGGGGGCGCTGTGGACGCGCACAGCGTTGGACGAGTCGCGCGTGCCGGACTCGCGGATCTGTACGTTCGACGACCATGAAGGCATGACCAGCGCCGAGCGAGGAGAGCACGATGCAGCGACGATCCACCTCACGCGAATCGTTACCGCCATCGACCCGGCAGGGAGCGCCCGAGAGGGGTCAGACGAAACGGGCATCGTGGTCGCGGGGATCGGCCCTTGCGATTGCAAGGGTGTGGAGGAGCGCCACGGATTCCTGCTCGCCGACCGAAGCGGGAAGTACACGCCGCAGGGCTGGGCGTCAGCAGCGTGCCTCGCGCACTATGAGCACCGAGGTGATCGCGTCGTCGCTGAGATGAACTTCGGCGGAGACCTCGTCAAGACGAATCTCCAGCAGTACGATCCCGATGTGCCGTTCACCCCAGTCCACGCGAGCCGAGGCAAGGCCGTTCGAGCCGAGCCGATCAGCGCCTTATGGGAGCAGCGGAAGATGCACCTTGTTGGAGCACACCCGGCACTCGAAGATCAGATGTGCAATTTCGTCCTCGGGATGAGCGGTGGCCCGGCGACTGATGACCGGGTGGATGCTATGGTCTGGGCGTTCAGTCATTTATTCATCACCGGGTCACCCGCGAGAATTACGTGGCTATCATGATTCGCCGATGGATCGGTATAGTCGTGGGGCTCGACGACATCCGCACGGCTGCCCAATTACTGTTCACCGCAGTGACAGCGGCGGCGCTGTTTGTGATCACGTCGGTAGCGGTAGGCGTCGGGCTCGGGCTCGGCTTGCGGATGTTCTTGCTGACACACTAAGGGGTTCGGCTAATGGGGATGCTGACAGAACTCATCCAGCGAGCGAACACCAGCAGGCTATCATCAGTGACTCGAACCGTTGGCGGTTACGGGCTTGGCGGCGCGGGCGGGTCTACCTTTGGTCAAGCAGCGAACGCTTACGCGACCTCGGGATGGCTTTACGCCATCATCGGTCGAATCACGAACGGCGTGGCTCGGGTGGACTGGCAGGAACTCGTGCCGACCCCGAAGGCGAACACGCGAACGCGCTCGATGGTGGCGGGGCTGGCGCAGCGAGACACCGTGAAGGTGGCGGCTCAGTCGCTCTCGCAACCAGTCCTCAAGGCGATGGTCGCCTCTGGTCAGATGCAACCCGCGACGGAGTTGTCTCCGGCGTTCAAGCTGTGGAGCAATCCCAACCCGTTCTACAGCCAGCACGAATTGGTTGAGGTTATCCAGCAGCACCTCGAACTCCGGGGCGAGGGTTGGATCGTCGTCGTCCGCGACGAGCGCGGCGTGCCGGTCGAACTCTGGCCGGTGCGACCGGACAAGATGACGCCGATCCCGAGTCGCGATGAGTTCGTGTCGGGCTACGTGTACAAGAACGGCAACGAGTCGATCCCGCTTGAGAACGATGATGTGATCTTTCTGCGAGTCCCATCGCCGATGGACATGTATCGCGGGATGGGGCCGGTGCAGTCCATCCTTTACGACCTCGATGCGGATCGGTATGCGGCACAGTGGAACCGTAATTTCTTTACGAACGGCGCGGAGCCGGGCGGAATCATCGAAGCCAGCGAGGGTCTATCGGATGCCGAGTTGGAGCGTCTGACAACGCAGTGGCGTTCCGAGCATCAGGGAGTCAATCAGGCGCACCGGGTCGCGATACTTGAGAAGGCGAAGTGGGTTGACCGCCAATACACTCATACCGATATGGCGTTCATCGACGGGCGCAAATGGAGCCGCGACATATTCCTTGGTGCCTTTGGTATCAGCGGCTCGATGATCGGAGTATCTGAAAGCGTGAACCGCGCTAACGCCGAGGCGGGCGAGGTGATGTTCAGCCGGTGGACGGTGGTGCCTCGGTGCGACCGAATCAAGATGGCGATCAACTCCCGCCTCCAGACGATGTTCGGCGGCAGCACGCAGGGAGTGATCACCTACATCGACCCGACGCCGGAGGATCGCCAACTGCGCGCACTGGTGTCCACCTCGGCTTACAAGGTCGGGCTCGTCAC